CAGTTGTTAAAGAAGTTGCGTAAGTTTGTGTTGTACCTACTTGCAATCCATTAATAAAGAAATATACAGATGATCCGTTGCGAGTAATTGCAATGTGGTTCCATGCTCCCAAAACAATTGATCCTGCGGTTACTCCCACACCCCAAGAACCGCCTGGACCCATTAACCACTGCACAGTTTTATCGGCCAATACTTGAACACGAACAGCTCCATATCCCGAACTGCCAGTATCTGAAATGTTAAAAATTGTTTGTTGTGTTGCTGAACTGGTATTGATCCATGCTTCTACCGTAAAACTATTGGTAGCAATGTTGAAAGCCGAACTGGTCAATATGGACAAATAATCTCCAGTACCATCAAATAAATTGCTGTAATATCCTTCTTTAAAAGGATGAAACTCATTTGACTTTGTATCTGCACTAACCACAATTTCATTATTAATTGTACTTGCATCTGTGTTGAATGTATTTCCGTTTGGTGCAGTGCTTGCACTCATTAATAATGATGCATAATTCCAGAACGCATCACCTGGAAGGTTGATTGTCCAGTTCAAATATAATGCCGCAGTTCTAGTTGTTGTATTTGCAGTTGCAGTTATGATTGATGTGTTACTTGCAACAACTGTTGGCGTACCAGAAATTATACCTGTAGAGGTATTCATTGATAGACCAGTTGGCAATCCACTAGAAGTATACAGTACGCCATAACCGGCCGCAGAGGTTGCAACAGGTGTCACATTTGATATTGGTGAATTTTGTGATACAGAATATGATGTGTTGTTTGCTGGTGATGAAAATGAAACAACATCTGTATTAATTGTAAGTGAAAAAGAACGAACTGAGTCTTGATTATCCGCATCAGTCGCTCGTACAGTAAATGAATATGTTGTACTTGATCCATCCACAGGTGCAGTACCCGAAATTGTACCACCAGAACTTAGTGTTGAACCCGAAGGTAAAGAACCGGAAGTCAAAGCGTATGTAATCGGTGCATCACCAGTTGCAACAACAGTTGTGTTAATTGCAGTTGTTTCATATACAGAACCCAATGAACCAGCTGCTGTGGTGAATGTTGGCACGCCAGAATACACCAAACCTGGTACAAGAATACCAGTACCACCATTTGCATTGGTAACAAAAACGGTATAACTACCAGAACCTAATGCGGGAGAACTGAAGGTCAGACGTCCAGAATCCAGGAATGTTACTGCGCCTATCGTAGTAGACCCAACCAAAACGGTTGCACCTGGTGCGAAACCTGACCCGTACAGGACGATTGTTTGACCACCTACTGTGTCTGCTGCCGTGTCATTTGTGTCAACATAAGAGCCATCAGTTACCGCAAAACGGGTAACAGTAGGTACCAGGAAATTTTGTTGGTTAAAATGCTCACCAACTGTAATAAGTCCTGTTGAATCTTTTGCTCTTTTGCCTCTAACACCGGCATTAAACATTAACTGATCTCCTCAAACGAACACACGGCTTGTAATATACTGTTGGTACTGGCTGTTAATCTCAATTCATCACCTTCCAACAAATAAATGGAAAGTGTTTTGTCAATGGCTGTGAAAGATGTATCTGCTGCAACTGAAATCGTGCTAACCAATTTGTATGCAGTCGCACTTCTAAACAAATCAACTGTTATATCTGCCGCACTAGTTGCATGAATATTGGAAATAATCAACGAATTGATTTTTAATATCTTACCACTGGACGAAGGATTGTTTGCAATCGAAGTTGCTGAGGTGGTAACTGCTTGTACCTGTGTATTTCCATTAATTGTTGTTAGTGCTGCTATGTTTGGGTTTGCCATTTTAAATCCTTAGAATCCGAAAACAATTGACATTGCAATCGCCTTTGATAATGATGTACCACCAGTATTTGCTTGAATGAATGCTGCATTGGCCGTAATGAATGCAGCATTTGCGGTGTTTCTAGCATATGTATCCGCACCGCCAGCACTATTTGCTGCAGCAAAGGCCGCATTAGCTTGTGTGTATGCCAAGTTTGCTGTGTTTGCGGCATAAGGGTCGAGACTGCCGCCACCAGTTATTGCAGTGACTTCAACATTCGCACCATTTTCAAATGTAGTATCAAATGTTACCACATTACCAGAAACACTATATGTGTCTCTGAGTTGTGTGATACCATCAACAACAACAATTATATAATTTTCACTTGTTGGTGATGTGCTTAAAGTGAATGTTGTTGTTGCACCGTTTGCAGTAAACCTATCAGAATAAATTGATACTGGTGTTGCACCTACACTGCCAGTATTTGCAACCGCAAATGCCGCATTAGCCCTATCGAATGCTGCATTAGCAAACGATGCACCAGAATTGGCTGTCGAATAAGCCGCATTAGAATTGTCTCTTGCATATGCATCTGTACTGGATCCACCACCTGTATTTGCTTGAGCATAAGCGGCATTGGCTCTATCAAAAGCTGCATTAGCAAATGAACCGGAACTTGTGGCTTTTGAATCTGCGGTGTTTGCGGCAGTGAATGCTCCGTTGGCAAAAATGGCTCCTGAGTTGGCTGTGTCGTATGCATTGTTTGCCTGAGTTCTCACCCATGCATCTGTACCACCTGTGTTTGCTTGAGCATATGCTGCATTAGCATGAGCAAAAGCTCCGTTAGCGAAAGATGCTGTGGTATTTTGTGAATTGTAAGATGCATTAGCTGTAATGAATGATGCATTAGCAAAAGATGCCGCAGAGTTGGCTGCATCAAAAGCACCATTAGCAAACGATGCACCAGAATTTGCCTTATCAAAAGCATTGTTTGCTTGAGTAAATGCAATTACTGTTGGTTGGTCAATTACAATATTTCCAACCATTCCAGAATGAATAGAACATTGATACACATACGTTGAACCAACGATATCGTAAGGAACTTTCCAATATAAAGTTCCAGTGACTTGTCCTTGAGCTGAAGATCCTGTGGTTAATGTTCCGTCTGTATCTATATGAGTTAGACCTGTGTTGTAATTAGATCCTCCTGATGACACCCGAACCATAAATGGGTGGCCAGAAACATCAAGATCAAATGCAATTGTTTCACCAGCACGAATATAAATTGTTGGATTATTTCCTGAATATTGGTCAATACTATAGTACATTCCAGGAGTTGTAACTGCCAGCTTAGTAACAGCACTTGTATAATTTGAATTAGCTTGAGTAAAAGCACCATTAGCAAAACTGGCTGCTGAGTTGGCTGCATCAAAAGCACCATTAGCAAACGATGCACCAGAATTTGCCTTGTCAAAAGCATTATTCACATATGGCAATAAATCTATGCCCTTGATTGTAATTGATGTAGATTTTAGATTTGCATTTAATGTTGCAATCTTAAATGAACCATCTGTTATAATGATGTTATTGTTTGAACCAACTTCTGGAGTATATTCTTCAAACAACTGCCATTCTTTAGTACCAGCATCACGTATTAAACCGGTGTGTGCATTGATACCATTATTATAGTGTGCCGCAAAACCAATATCAAGTACATCACCTGAATAGTTTCCGGTACCCATGATGAACAGAGTATCATTAGCAACAATCTGTGTGGCACTGGTGCTGAATGTGTTTCCTGTTATGGAAAGATTGCCTGTAATATTAACATCACCAGAAATTGTACCACCAGAAGAATTAAATTTCAGATTGGCTGTTGTAAATGCACCGTTAGCAAAACTGGCTGCTGAGTTGGCTGTTAAGAAAGCTGCATTTGCAAATGTTGCACCAGAGTTGGCTGCTACAAATGCACCGTTGGCAAAATCAGCTGTTGTATTTTGTGATGTAAATGCCGCATTAGCAGTTACAAAAGCACCATTAGCAAATGTTGCACCTGAATTGGCTTTATCATATGCATTATTAGCTTGTGTTCTTACCCATGGATCTGTGGCAGTATTTGCAGCATTATAGGCCGCATTGGCTCTATCAAATGCTGCGTTCGCCAAAGATGTTATTACGTTAGCATCCGTACGCAACCTTGTCCATGTGCCATAAGTGTCACTGTAGGTATATGTTATACCGTTTACTGTGGCCGTTTGGCCATTGGTTGGTGATATTGGAAATGCCATTTTTAATTAAATTTAATTGTTCCTGAACCTGTAAAGGTATATATTCTAAAACCAGATAGTATTGAATATGTAACTGTACCTGTTGTTGTGGCTGCTGCGTAACCGGTTGGGTACTTGATGACTGCAATACCTGAACCACCGTTACCACCTATACCTCCTCCGATACTTGAGCTGCCGCCTGATCCTGCGCCACCACCCGTATTAGTACCTCCATTACCACCCGTTTGTGGATTTGATGCACCCGCTGTACCATTACTTCCACTATTTAATGCACTACCTCCACCAGTTCCCGCTATCGAAGATGTACCAGTGGCTGCACCACCTCCTCCACCACCAATGCCGCCGTTGCCACCTGTCGCACCGGAGGTGCCCACACTGCTAGCGCCGCCACCGCCACCCCAATAATAACTTGGACCTAGTATGCTGTTTTCTATGCCGGGACCACCGTTTCCACTTATAGCAGTGCTTGTTGCACTCAGACCATTACCACCAGCACCACCGCCACCGCCAGCGCTGTTTGGAGTTCCACCGTTGGCACCATTTCCACCTTGAAACCCATAACCTATTTGAGTTATTTGTAATGTAGAACCACCCATACCTCCGCCACACCCGCCGGATCCTGGCCATCCTGGTAATGTCGCTTGCGGGGTGCCAGACCCAGGACCACCACCGATGGCAGTTATATTCATATTTGTTGCTGTTATTTTTGAACTACCTCCCCAGCCACCCTGAGTGACTGTCTGACCACCGTTACTTGCACCGCCACCAACGACAGTTATTGTATATACTATATTTCTATTTAATTTAAAATTTTCATTATAAACAACACCTCCACCACCACTGCCACCGAAGCCGCAGGCTCCACCTGCTCCTGATCCAACTAATAATATATCTGCTATTATAAATTCACTACTTAAAGTAGTATTCTTGATGGATATTTTACTTTTGGATAAAGTTTTGATTGCCATATTATGTTATCTCACTACCATAAGCATGAAAACTTATTAATGCACTACTTGCATTTACTGTGACAACATCAGTTGCTGCTAAAGTTAAACCAAGTGTCAATGATAACATATCATTTGCTGGTACAGGTGTGTCAAATGCCAAATAGTGTTGTGTAGCCAATGTTGCTCCTGCTGGACGAATAGCCACTTTAACTGTGCCACCAGTTGCAGACTGATTGCAAATAGAAAGTGTGGAAATAATTGTACTTGTTGCCGCAGGTACAGTATAAAGAGTTGTTGCTGTGTTTGCTGCTGGATTTGATTGACCTAAAACTTTGTATGCTGTTGCCATTTTTATTATTCCGCCATTTCTATCCAAGAAATTGTTTTTTCGTCCCAACCGTAAGATTTGCCGTCTGTTGGATATTCAGTCGGTGCTTCCCATTGGCATGTATTTTCATTTAACGTCCAACTGTCAAAAGGTTTTGGTGGTATGAACGCATCACGAACTGAATCATATATGAATCCTATACCAGCATAATTTTTTCTCAATGGTATTCCACCCAATCGATGTACACCTCCAACTGTATTGTAACTTGTTTGTACGAAACTATTTGGATCACCAAAAAGTCCTGTGTCAATAACATCTTGTTCTATTACTAGAACTTGTTTTACAATATTGTTTTCATCTATTTGTGCAAAGTGTGCCATTTTTATTCCGTTCCTTATGCACCCATTAACAAGAATGGACTAATTGTTTCTGTGGATGCACTGCTAGTTGTACCGTTTGAAATTGTTGGTGAAGTTATATCTACCCAATTATTGCTTGTGCCATCATTTATATATTCATAAAGAATATCTGTTGTAGTTAAATACCAATGGTCTCCAGGTTTTGGTGATGATGGCGCAGTAGACGATGCTGTATATATTGTAACTGTATTTGCTTTTGTAAATGATGCATTGGCTGTTGTAAAGGCACCATTAGCAAAGCTAGCTGCCGAATTAGCCTGTAAGAAAGATGCGTTAGCTGTATCTCTGGCATAAGTGTCAGCACCGCCACTTGTGTTTGCTGCTAAGTAAGCTGCATTAGCGTGAGCATATGCCGAATTGGCAAAACCAGCCGTAGTGTTTTGTGATGCATAGGATGCATTAGCAGTTATAAAAGCACTGTTAGCAAAGCTAGCTGCTGAGTTGGCTTTATCAAAGGCTGCATTGGCAAATGTTGCACCAGAATTGGCAGTAGTAAAAGCACCATTAGCAAATGATGAACCAGAATTTGCTACGCCATATGATGCATTAGCTCTATCGAAAGCACCATTGGCAAAACTTGAATTAGAGTTTGCAGTTACAAAAGCTCCGTTGGCAAATGAACCAGCTGAATTAGCAGTGTCATAAGCATTATTAGCTTGTGTTCTTACCCATGGATCTGTGGCAGTATTAGCTGCAGCAAAAGCCGCATTGGCTCTATCAAATGCTGAGTTTGAGTTGTCTGTAACTACTGGTACGTTACTCAACATTTCACGAACTTGTATTACCGACCCACTACTTGGTGCCGTTGTGAAAGTTAATGTTGTACCACTTACACTATAATCAACTATTGGATTTTGTGTAATACCATTATCAAAAACAAGAATGCTATTTGATGTGGTGTTTGCTGTTACTGTAAATGTGGTGGTACTACCATCACCAGCAAATGTTCTTGTTAAATAATATAATGATGCAGTGTTACTACTGGTGATAATTGCATTGTATGCCAAATTGGCTTGAGAGAAAGCACCATTTGCAAATGAACCAGCCGAATTAGCAGTGTCATATGCATTGTTAGCCTGAGTTCTTACCCATGAATCAATAGAACCTGTGTTTGCAGCACTGTACGCAGCATTTGCACGGTCAAAAGCACCATTAGCGAACGATGCACCAGAATTGGCAGTTACAAAAGCACCATTAGCAAATCCTGCTGTTGTATTTTGTGAATTGTAAGATGCGTTGGCCGTTATAAAAGCACCGTTAGCAAAACTAGCTGATGAGTTAGCTGTTACAAATGCTGCATTGGCAAATATTGCAGCTGAGTTGGCTGTTGTGAATGATCCGTTGGCGAAACTGGCTGCCGAGTTGGCTGCTACGAAAGCGCCATTAGCAAACGATGCACCAGAATTGGCAGCTGCATATGCATTGTTTATATAAGGCAATACATCTATATTTTTTATCAATATAGTTGTTGATTTTACATTTGCATTTAGAGTGGCAAGTTTGAATGATGCATCCGCAATGTTGATGTTGTTGTTTGAACCAACTTCTGGAGTATATTCTTCAAACAGTTGCCATTCTTTGGTGCCCGAATCTCTTATCAATCCAGTATGTGCGTTGATACCATTATTATAGTGTGCCGCAAAACCAATATCTAAAATGTCACCAGAATAGTTGCCTGTGCCTAGAATTATTAGGGTATCGTTAGCAACAATTTGAGTTGCACTGGTACTAAATGTATTACCTAATACATTTAGGTTACCGGTAATAGAAACATCACCAGAAATTGTACCACCAGATGTATTAAATTTTAAGTTTGCTGTGGTAAATGCACCATTAGCAAAACTGGCTGCCGAATTGGCAACATCGAATGCTGCCTGCGCCAACACATTTGCAGAATTGGCCTTGGTGAAAGCACCATTAGCAAAAGATGCACCAGAGTTGGCTGTTACAAAAGCTCCGTTAGCAAATGAACCAGCTGAATTAGCAGTATCATAAGCATTGTTAGCCTGATTTCTCACCCATGAATCTGTGGCAGTATTAGCTGCATTGTATGCAGCGTTAGCTCTATCAAAGGCACCATTAGCAAAAGAACCCGAACTAACGGCTTTACCATCAGCCGTATTAGCTGCATCAAAAGCTCCGTTAGCAAATGAACCAGCTGAATTAGCAGTTACAAATGCACCATTGGCAAATGAACTGGCTAACCTTACATCCTTACTTCCTTGATTGCCAATGTAATTAAATTGCATATTACGTTATTTCTAATAAACTTACAATAACGTCTGCTGCTGATGCATTGCTGGTAGAAACTTTAAGTATATCACCAGCTTCCAATACTAATTTTTGTTCACCACCAATGGTGATTAAAGAATTACCTGGATCAATTGTGGCCATCTTAACCATATAATAATCTGATGCACTAGAAGTTACTATAACATTTGCAGTTATTGATGTGTTCAATATGTTTGCAATAGTCATACCAATAACTGTGGTGGATACGCCTGCACCAGCAGTGTAGATGGTGACTGGTGAAGTTCCGACTGCTGCTTGTAGTTGATTTTTGAAAGTATTTGCCATTTAAATTTCCTTATACTCTATTTATTTCATCAACTAAATGCGATAGTGAAAGCAACAATGTCGGCATTTACATCAAGTGCGGTCGTGCCTGTGTTGGCCTTATCAAAGGCAGCATTGGCATGAATGAAAGCTGCATTAGCAAACACCGCTGTGATGTTTTGTGATGCATATGCCGAATTGGCCTTTAGGAAAGCACCATTAGCAAAAGAACCAGAAGAATTGGCTGTATCATATGCATTATTGGCTTGTGTTCTGACCCAAGGATCACCACCAGTATTTGCTGTATTATATGCCGCATTGGCATGACTAAATGCCGCATTAGCTCTATCAAATGCAGGTCCAGGATCACTGCCGCCAGCAACTGATGCATTGATTGTGATTGTTTTTGTGGTTGTATTTGTACTGATGGTTATATTATTACCAGCAATAAAAGACAGTGTGTCCGAACCACTTGTGGCCAATATTAAAGAACTATTGGCATTGATTGTATCGAAAGAGAATTGGTTGGAAATGTATGATGTTCCACCAAGACTGTTTTTGTAATACAGCTTACCATCGGCAAAGTTAAGCGCCAACTCACCATTGGCTAGGCCTGTTGGTGTGTTTCCTGTGACGCCTGATTTTTTTAATCGTATTGCTGTATTTGACATTTACTTAGAACGTTCCGCCATCCTTGATTGGGCCATCAATACCACTTAAACCTGGTAGGGTTGTTGTTGGTATCACTTCTTTATTTAGCTCATCAATTTTTTTTCTTTTGGCAGGAGGTAGTTGTAAGTAATCAATCTTAGCAATTAATTCATCTATCTTGTTGTTGTATTCACTCTTTTCAGTTTCGTGTTTTTGAATCAATTCTTTAACTGTTCTATCATTTTGTTCAATTAAAGCATTAATTTTTCCAGTATTTTCAGATGTAAGAGAATTGATTTTATTCTCAAGTTCTGAACGAACCTGATTAACCTCTTCTCTTGCTCTAATCAATTCACCTTTAAATGTTTCCACATGACCAGCTTGATTCTTAACACTATCATAATCACGAAACTTACTTGTCAATACATCAATTTCGGCACGATGTTTGTTACTTAATTCATTAACATCGTTATTTAATTTTGTTATAAGTTTTTCACTTTCTAACAATGTATTTTTCAGTTCTAGAACAGCTGTACTTTCATTTGATGCATTGGTATCTTTTAGTTCCACAATCATAGATTGTAGTTCACTATTCATCAACTTTAAATTATCAATTTTCTCAGTCTGTTCTTTAACAACCTCATCAGTTATTTTTGCATTTGCTTGCATTGAGATATTTCGAACCACACAATCTGTTAATGTGCTTGTCATTGTCTCAATATAATAATTTAAATACTTCTCATTTGCCATTTCAAACTCCTATCATAAAAAAATCTATTACATTATATAGTCATCCTTTAGAATTGTCCTCCATCTATTGCGGATGACCAAACTGGTACACCTGCATCTGTGGTTGTAAGAATTTGGTTAGACCATGTTTGATCTGATGTACCTGCAGCAGCGGTAACTGCTAGTGCATTTGTGCCGTCACCGTAAACAATACCTTTTGTAGTGAATGTGGCTGCACCGGTACCGCCTTGTGCTACAGTCAGACCTGCAATGTCAGCAGCAGTTGCAGCACTTACACGGCCATATGCATCAACAGTCAACGATGTAATTGCTTTAGCGGCACCTAGTGTACCAGTCAATGTATATGTAACGTTTGCAAGTGTAGAAATTGCACCTGTTCCGTTACCAATTAACAAACCACCAGTACTTAATGTTGCTGCACCAGTACCGCCTTGTGCTACAGTCAGACCAGAAATATCTTCAGCTGTTGCTGCTGATACACGACCATAAGCATCTACTGTTAGAGAAGTGATTGTTTTAGCAGCACCTAATGTACCAGTTAATGTATAGTTAACGTTTGCAAGTTCTACTAGAGCGCCTGTACCGTTACCAATAACAACTTTACCTGAATCAAAAGTAGATTTACCTGTACCGCCTTGACCAACTGTTAGACCAGCAATTTGGTTGAATGTGGCCGCAGTGAATCTGCCGTATGCATCTACTGTTACAGATGTGATAGTGTTATTTTGTGTGCCTGTTGTTGGACCACTTTGTGTTGCAGTAAATGTTGTATTAGAAAGTTCTTTTAATGAGTTTGTGCTATCACCAACAAGGATAGAACCAATAGTGAATGTACTTGCGCCAGTACCACCGTTAGGTACTGTTAAATCATCAGTTAGTGTTAGTGATTTAATTTGTGCGGTGCCGGCAACAAATAGATTTCCAACGTTTGCTTGAGTTGTATTGGCATATGCTGCAACTAAGTTTGCTTTCAAGTTTGCTTGACGGAAACTTGCATCTACAACGTTAATGACGTTACTTGATGGATCGCCTGTATAATTATCAAATAGGTAAAAGAATCCATCACCTGCATTACGTATCAAACCAACAGAACGAGCTGATCCATCATTATATGAACCAACAAAACCAATATCAACCGCATTACCTGCATTGTTTGCTGCAAGAACAATCAATGAATCTTCGGTTGTCATTGTCGTTACATCATATTTTGTAACATCACCTAAGACAGCAAGATTGCCACTAATGATAACATTACCATCAATCGTTTGATTCATTGATGCAGTATTTGCACGAACAACTGTATTGTCAACATCGACAGTTACTTGATTGTTTGTTACAGTTGATGTAAGACCTGCGCCACCAGCAATTGTAAATGTGTCGGTTGCTAAATTAACTACGTCAGTTGTACCAGAATCAGCAGCAACACTCAATGATGTAGAGATTGTTGCCGAATTGGCAATGGTCATAACACGACCGTTTGCAGTTACTTGAATGATGGGTATGACTGTTGAACCACCATAAAAACCAGGAGTAAGACCAGCAATCGTGTTAAGTGAAGCACTTAATGTTGCATTTGTAGTACCATCATACAATTGTGCAGCAGCAGTAATATCACCACCGGTAATATCAATAAATCTGTTTGTTTGAAATTGCGTTGCAGAGTTTGCATTACCTGAGAATGCACCGGTTGATAATACGCCACCGTCAGAGAAACTAATACTTCTAACGTTTGCATGGCCAACAAAGATATTACCAGTTGCACTACGTTGAACAAGTGTGCCTCCAGTATTTGAACTGGTTGCACTATCTATAGTTGAGGTGTAATATTGCCCACCAATATTGAGTACACCTGTGCCAGCAGGTGATCCAATAAACATGGTATTTGATGCATATGAGTACGCTATTTCACCAGCTACCAAACTGCCCGGCATGCCTGTGGTAAGAGAACGTCTAATTCTTAGTGCTGTATTTGCCATTATTATTATCCTTGTTGTTAATTGGATTTAAATCCTATGATCTATTTATTAAAACGTGCCACCGTCAAAAGTGGAATTTTCGGTAACTGGTCCTGGAACGGATTCAATATAATTCAAACCGGCTATCGGTATTACATGATTAGTGGTATTTCCAATAAAAAGTGTGTTGGAGAGAAAAGAATATGCAAGTTCCCCGTCTGCTAATGATGAAGGTGCTGTGTTCGCATATGAACGGAGAATTTGTATTGATGTATTTGCCATTTAAAAGAAACCGGAATCAGCACCTTGAAAAGCCAAATACGTTACTGAGTTTGCTAATGCGGCCGCCACAGCAACCGGATCAATTACACCAGAAATTGTCTGAACAGGTACAAAACCACCAATCGGAGATACAACAATAGCGATTGGATTTGGCTGTGCCTCAGTAGGTCGTGCTGCAAAAGATATTGCACCAGTTACATCATCAGCTTTAATAACTGTGCCATCCAAGTCAATTGTGTTACCACTTAGAAATAGACTTCGGAATTTTTGTGTTCTACTACCCAGGTCAAATGCTCTTGAAGTTGTTGGCAGTAGATTTCCATGTACAGGAGTATCGGTACCAAGGCCTTTGGTTGAAAATGTTTTGGTTTGTGAGTTGTATACAATCACATCACCCGTGTTTGCACCAACTAAACTAAGGTCAGTTAAACTCCTAAGTGTTTTGGTACCATAGGATAACGTCTGTACTTTAGTTTTCTGGCCTTCAACTCTAACTTTTATGGTTGCTGGTTGTGTAACAGTTACGGTCGGCATGTTATTCCTTTAAAATACTGTAACTTGAGGTAAAACGTTCACAACTCCTTCTAAAACACGTATCACTGTGTTTGAAGAATCTTTGATAAGTACATCATACACATAACGGCCGGCTAAAATATTTGCCGTATTTGCATAAGGTAAAGTTAAAAGTATAACACCTTCTGTTGGATCATTTACTGTTACTACAAAATTTGCGGTTGTATTACTAGAATAATATGATTTTTTCATGGCAGCTTTTACTTGGCTACCAGTCAAAACAAAAGGTGAACCATCAGCTTGGTCCAAAGAAATGGATGTGCTAAAGTTTGAACCTTGTTCTAGAAATAATTCTTGGTAACCAGCTGGCATTATTTAACCCCTTTTAGAGGTATTTATACTGAAAGTAAATTCGCTTTTTGGACTTTTGGAGCTGTCGGAGAAAATTCTCGGGCCGGAACGCAAAAATTCGAAATTTTATGGTTTTGGGTATTTTGCTTTAACTGCTTTACAATCAGCAATATACTTATCTATGGCAACCTGGTCACCTTTGACCATTGCGTCAATATAATCAATCACAGGTGGATATTCTATGCGGCGTTTTTCTGTATAAGTTAAATTATCTAATGCCAATTGATCGTTAATGGCAATTAATTCATCTGCTTGTTGTTTAGTTATAGAAACATATTCCGTTGGAATAACATGATCTTGGCTACCGTCCGCTTCGTAGGCGAAAATATTGTTAGTTGAATTTTTGTAGTATTTCATTTGTTTTCCTTAGCGAAATTCGAACCATTTGAGTATCGGCAAGCCCGAGATTGGCTGCACTTCAAGATAGTATGTACCTGAAACTGGCACTATTGATGTTATAAGACCTTCATCAATTGCCTCGACCACGATCAAATTCTTTAGGTATACAATTTGAACACTATTGATAACGAGATACCAGTTATATGAACGGTCAACAGATATAGATAATGCTATAGGTCGACCGGTACTGTTGGTATAAGTAACTCCCCTACCTCTGCTAGAAAGTACATTTTGCCAAGTTTGGTTACCCCCAAAGCTGGTAGCTGATGTTAAATAACCTGCATCATTTGTGAATGAACTGACAGTTGTTGGAACTGTTGGAATTGTTGGTCGATTAGATAATTCTGAATATGCATATGACGGTTTTGTTGCTGCTTTAGCCCATTCATAAACATCAGACGCCGGTAACGTGGTTGGTATGGTTGGTTGTCCCGAACCTGCTAACAATGCATCATATCTTCCAGATGTTGCAACACCTGCTAATCCAGTAACTGCACCAGCACCAATTGAAATGGCAGTTGATGTTACAGCTGTAACTCTGCCTTTTGTATCTACAGTAATTCTTGGAACTGCTGAAGCTGTACCAAATGTGCCAGTATTAACACCAGCATTACTTAATCTGGCATCCAATAATGTACCTGAACTGATATTACCAGCATTTGTTGTATCTGTGGTTGCAGAAGATGCAAATGTTGGGTAACTAGTAATTTGCGAGGTTGCAATTTGTATTGAAACGTTTGAAGAACCAGTAATTCTACCTTTTGCATCAACAACAAATTGACTTACTTTTGAAGCAGTACCATATGTTGTTGCAACGACACCAGAATCTGCCAATCTTGATGTAGCTAATGTGCCTGTGGTAACGTTAGCTGCATTTGAAGTGTCTGTGGTTGCCGAGGCTGCTAAACCAGAAACTGCACTAGAAGCAATTGCAATTGTAACGTTGGCTGCTGATTTAATTCTACCTTTTGCATCAGTAACAATTGCAACAGTCTTGGCCGCATCACCATAATAGTTTGCAGCGGTCAAAGTTCCTTGTGCAGGCAATCTTGCATCATCCAGTGTACCACTACCAATTTGACTTGTGCCTATACTAATAGAAGTGTTGGTGACACCAGTAATTCTACCTTGTGAATCAACAACTATAACTGGTATTGATGCAGCAGTACCATGTGTGGCTGCTACAACAGTTGTATTTTCTAGAACTGATGGCGTAATCTTTGTTGTCATTTAATTTGTCCCTTTAATGTTTCCACTTCAGCTTTCAATTCTTTAATCGCTTCAATCAACAATGGAATAATTTTTTCATAATGAACAGTTAAATAATTTTCACCAGATTTAGAGTTACCTTTTTCATCTCTATCAAAAGGTGCAAGAGTTACTGCATCAGGTATAACTTTTTCAATTTCTTGTGCAAGAACACCTGTTTCAGATTCTAAAGTTGGTTTAAAACCAAGGTCTTTAGTGTTCTTATTCCAATCATATGTAACACCCGAAATTTGGCATACCTTATACAATGCATTTTGAATTGTTTTGATATTTCCTTTTAGTCGTTTATCAGAAGCGTATGCAGTAATGTTACCTGTTGTGAAAAGAGAGTCGGTAAAAGGATTAACATAGATGCCAGCAGTACCATAAACAGCAGTACCCGAACCCCAAAGCACTTGATAAGTGGAATCTGAATTGTTGTTGTAGTTGATAGTGACATAAGATGATGTACCACCACTTGCAGGTGCAGAACCTGCTGTGGCCGCATAACTAACACTCAATGCACTTGTCAAGTATGTTCGTAGGTAATGATCGGTGTCGCTTGCTGCTCCCCACACTCTCGCTGGACTAGAGTTATTACCTTCATTACCACTACTAGAATTAATATAACCCGCTTGTATATAACCGCTAGCATCAGTCCTTACAATTTTATTGGCTTCATTGTTTCTACTACCATGTACGTTTAGTCCACCGGCTGTAGTTGCGTTACCTGCACTAGCAACTGTCTTAACACTATCAGCAGTATTATCTACACTACCCAAACCAACTTCAGCTTTGGTATATGATGGCTTCGTTGCGGCTTTTGCCCATGTATACACATCAGAAGCAGATGCGGAACCTGCTGTGTCTGCATACGAAACTCTCAAATATGCTGTTTGATATGATGTGACGTTTGCAGTTGTGCCAGTACTGTTCGAAGACATGACATAGAGAGGAGTTGCTTGTATCTTTTGGTGGTCAGACGTAATTAAAGTTTTTACAATAGTGTTACCTGTTGCATCAGTTCTTACAACTTTATTGTTTTCATTATTAACACCAGTGTGAACTGCCAAACCACCAACTGTTCCCGCATCACCAGAAACACTTACACCATTCAATGTGTGTGAACCGGCCGATGCACGATTCAGTGCAATTTGAGTTGTACCAATATAAAGATTTGAATTCCCTAGTATTGTACTTCCAATTGTACCACCAGACAATTTATCCGCACTTAACGATGTTATAAATGTTGGATTTGCATAACTTTCTGTTGAATATAATCCGTTAGTTACTGTACCAGCATTACCTGTTATACTGTGTGAAAATGTATAATTTGAATTTGCTAAATTGTGTACATACGTTCCAGTTGCAAATGAAGTATTTGCAACAGATTTATCAATTGTTAGACCAACAACGTGGCCAGTGAATGTACCACCTAATTTTGGCATCTTTGCAGATTCTACAGCATCAATTGCAGTTTGAATGGTAACTGCTGAAAGTGTACCTGTTGGTGAATATGAAAGGTTACCTGCATTGTATGCGTAGGTTGTATAACCATCAACTTCAATAAAAAACTTATCTCCAGATACCGGTGCAGAACCAGTATTGAATGTTAGTTTAGATGTATTAGAATTTAAAGAATATTCAGAATCAGCTTGACGAACACCGTTAATATAGACTCTTACTTGATTGGCCTGACTGAATGTTGGTGTGTCCCACAATGTTGTTGTACCATCACCTGTATAAGTTAATCTACTAGATACAATTACAGTACCGGGTGTTGCACCACCTCCGCCACCGCCAGATTGAGCGGTCCAGTAATAATTACCTGAACCATTAGTTGCAAGAACGTTACCTGAAGCTCCATAACCACCTGTTGCAGCAAAAATCATATTATTGAATGCTGATGAAAGTGATGATGTACCTGTACCACCCGATGTTGGTGGTAGTTGTGTTGTGCTTAATGTCAATCCAGCAAATGTTGGATTTGCAGCTGCCTGTAAATTTTGTGATGTACTAATTGCTAGTGTGTTTGCACTAGTTGCATGAATTTCAAGACCATTATTGGATGTAAATGTCAATGATGCAAGAGTTGGTGATATTGAACCTCTTGTTCCTTTAATCTCGGCCGTTGCTGCATTGGCCTTAGCAAAAGCAGAATTTGCTTGATTGAAAGCTGGTACAATTTGTGGACCAACGTTATTTGCCGCTGTAAATGCACCATTAGCATATAGACTTGCAGAGTTTGCAGCACCAAAAGCACCATTGGCGTAACTGGAAGCTGAATTAGACGCAGCAAAAGCACCATTTGCATATACGGATGATGAATCTGAACGACTTCTTAGGAAAGTATTTGCAGTTTGAATTGCGTTATTTAATGTGTTTGCGGCTGTCAATGAAGCTGCTCTTGATCCATCTACTGTAACTGTAGAATCACTAAGTTGCTGTTCAGTAATAATTCTGTAATATGTTCCAGTATCAACATCATTTAGATCAAAATAATTATCTGTTTCATTCCAACGAATGGACGCATTTGCTGCAACACCATTTGTTAAACCATTGGTTGTTCTAAAAGTGCTAAATTTTGATGTTTGATTTGGTGTTCCTTGACTTATGATAAATTCATTTGAATTGAATACCGTTCTTCCATTAAGTGTGAAATTGCCTTCAATACTTAAACCACCTACACCCACCTGTAGGTTGTAAACTCTTGCTTCAGCATTTTCAGCATCAATTAATTGTGAAACTCTGACATTTGGTGTATAAACATCGGTATTTGCTCTTATTGTATTTGCTGTTACTGTGTGAGTTGACCAAACATTTATTGTATTAACTCTGTTATTTGCTATCAACACATCTGTAAATGTGGTACCAGTAACCGATAAAGTTCTAGTATTGGCTGATGTATTAGCTTGTAAAACATCTGTAAATGCAGTACCCGTAACCGATAAAGTTCTAGTATTGGCTGATGTATTAGCTTGTAACACATCAGTGTGTGTGACACCAGTAACCGACATGGTTCTGGTATTTGTGGATGTATTAGCTTGTAACACATCAGTGTGTGTGACACCAGTAACCGATAAAGTTCTAGTATTGGCTGATGTATTGGCTTGTACAACATTTGCATATAGTGTCCAATAAACTGATGCGTTTGCTGTATTGGATGAAGAATTAGCTTGTAACACATCAGTAAATGCAGTACCAGTTACTGATAGAGTTCTAGTATTGGCTGATGTATTGGCCTGTAAAACATCTGTAAATGTGGTACCAGTTACTGAAGCTGTCGTTGTATTGGTTGATACATTTGCTTGTACAACATTTGCATATAGTGTCCAATAAACTGATGCATTTGCTGTATTGGATGAAGAATTAGCTTGTAACACATCAGTGTGTGTGACACCAGTTACTGATAGAGTTCTAGTATTGGCTGATGTGTTAGCTTGTAGAACATCAGTAAATGTGGTACCAGTAACTGAAGCAGTGCTTGTGTTCGTAGATACATTTGCTTGTACAACATTTGCATACAAGGTGTGTATAACAGATGCATTGGATGTGTTTGTTGATGTATTGGCTTGTAATACATTTACCCAAGCTGTGCCGCTTACACCAACAGATGTTGTAGTAACGTGTGTATTGGCCTGAATAGTTGATGTAAGTATACTTGTGTTTGCCTGTACATCATTGGTGAATACTTTATTGTTTGCAGTAAGTGTGCCTGTTACAATGTTAGTATTTGCTTGTACTTTATTTGTATATACAGTATTGTATATTGAAGCATTTGATGTGTTGACAGAATTGTTTGATTGTAATGTTTCTGTAAATGTTCCACTCACTACAGAAATATTTCCATTAAATTGAGAATTGTTTGCAACTCTTAATGCTGTGCCTGATCCTAAAACATGTAATACATTACCAACGTTTGCACTTCCTGTTGTTGCAAGACTTAAATATGCATTTGAAAAATAACCTTGACCCTGAACATCTAAATTGTTTTGAATGGTTGCAGATGAACCAATACCCACAACAGAAAATACTTTCTGTATAATAACATTACCGTTTGATTGAAGAGCTGTTTGTGAACTTTCTGAAAGAAATAAAGTTCCAGAATCTTTGACATAATTTTCTTTGGCAAGAATGTTATTTTCTACAACTAAATTGTTGGTCGTAACCATCCAATCACCAAATGTATTGGCATAACTTAATGAGGATACTGTATTAGCCATTTTAACCTTTTTCTAATAGTTTTAATAACAAACTTTTTATTTCCGTTATATCTTCTCTGAGTTCTTTAACCTCAGACTTAACATTATTTATTTCGTTTTTTTGAGACTCTAATGCTCGGCGTTTATTCAAATACTCATCTAAACCATTTTTATCTTGATTTATAATTGCACCGCTTCTGGTATCTCTCACCAATTTTGTACCTTCAACCTTCAAATATGACATAATTAACCGATTGAACTATTGATGTTGGAAGGAAGTGCAATACATCTCATGTCTGTTAAGTGTGGAACTACAGTATTATCTGTGGTAACCAAAACGATCTTGATTGCAAATTGATTGAACGAATTGTATGTTTGGCCATTAGTTGAAGTATAAGAAACATAACCTTGTTCGGCACCCAAACTTCCTGGTGCAAAAGTATATTCATGTAGATCATTTCTAAATTTAGAATATAATGTATCCGAACTTCTAGTTTTTGTCATCAACTTCCAAGAACCGTCAGCAAAACCTTGAGTATCATTTCTATTCAAAATTTTGTAATATACCAATATATCTGTCCCATTTGGACGATAAGCAGACAAATAAACATTCAAATCACCAGAATCGAATCCTGCATCCAATACAACCTTCTTGGTTATATATCTTGTTGCAGCAGGACCACCATTCTTGGAAGTTTCACCTGTTATGATTGCAGATGCACCAGAAGCAGAACCACTACCCACAACAATTGAAACTGTTGGTGTTTCAATATAACCAGAACCTGGTGTTGTAATGTAGATTGAAGTTACATTACCACCTACAATAACAGGTGAAGCATAAGCTTGAATACCATTTTTACCTGTTGGTGCGGAAATACTTACTGTGGTATTACTTATATTGTAACTGGATCCTTGAGAAACAAGGGATATTAAACTGTTTGACAGAGGGCAGTTGTTGATATTATACTGCACTGTAAATACAGTTGTTCCAGCATCAGAAATAACTGGAGAAACAGCATTGTCTACTGAATAAAGTTGACCATATAATGAGAAAGATGTTTCTGAATTAGCAATTAACAATCTTTCACCTTGATTATCATCTAAATGTATATGTTCATACATTGTTGTACCATATTTGCCTGGATTTATTGCGACCTGGCCAGCAGAACTGCCGCTTTGTAAAGTTGCATCGTAATTGTAATTGATTGACGTTGATGATGGTACAAAATCGGTTGTTGATATGTTAAATGCATCCACCAACATATCAGAATTTGATGTTGTTGAAATCAAATCTGTCATTGTGTTTGCATTTTTGTAAAAATCAATTTCAGAATCAACCAAAGTTCTTTGTGGTAATTTTTTAGGTATAACCATTCTAATTGATGGTGTAACAGCAGTGTTAAACACACAACGTTCAGCTGTAAACATCACACTTTGATTTTGATCTGCTTCCCAGGTTTGTGAGTTTTGAGAAATAAACATACCACCAACATAGTGTGCGGCTGATATTTTTGTAATTGAACTTGGATATGGATCGGTCGGAAGATTTTTTACCGTTGATGGTAATGCTTCCTCATTGTTTGATGCAGTCCACAATGTGTATTCATTTGACAAAGATTTAACAATAAATGCATACAACACACCAGATTCGATGTAAACTGGCGCACTGAATGTAAATTCGGTGTATGTTGTTGAATCTACAAATTGTGGTGTTGAAGAAACCTTAACTTTAGTTGGATCCAAAGTAACTACTGAATGATCCAATGTTGCTCCGTTTGGATAACCATTCAGTGTACCAACAATTGAAAGTGTTATTGGTGAACCATCATTTGTTGATGTTGGTTTTGTTGAAAAGAACACCCTGATTGATGAAAGAAATGCACCATTCGGGAAGTTTGTTGGATCAATCTGGAAAGTTTGAGCAACAGGATCACCTGTCCAAGGCGGCGGTGGTTCCAAATCTGTAATTATTCTTCTTGATTGTACTTCTGATGTGTTGGTTGTATAAGAAGAATCTTTATACAATGTTTGTCTGAAAGTATCTTTTGCTCCAGATGGTGATGCACCAAAATCAATATTTTGTTTATTGACTTGTAGTCCTTCTGCATAGAAGGTACCTTCTGCATATGTTGATACTGTAGCAGCATTATTGTTAATGCGATTGTCTAAACGGAAGACTTTTTGGCCAGTATGGAAACTGTTTGCTGGTACCGTAAACACACCAAAAAAATCACCACACTCATTAGTTTCAATCGAACCTGTAGTTGAACCAATAGAATATGTTTCTCTGTCTGGCAATCCAACAACTGAAGCTACTGTTATACCCGTTGCAAGTGTTGCAACTTTTGTTGATCCAACATAATCTGAAATCACAGCAGACTGGCCAGCATTTGCACCAGAAGTTATGTAAAGTGTTAAACCATTATAAAAATCATTTACACTTGATGCTAATGGTGATAGTGTTATTGATGTAGTAGATGTTGAATCTTTCAATGTACCAGTATAATGTTCACTAGAGTTGTTAAATTGTGTTGCAACAACACTGCCGGAAGCAGTAGATGATTGGTAAACACCTGATGCATTAAAGAAACCGTTTTGTAATGCTAAACTATTATTGTATGTTGTTGTCTTAAAATCGTTTGAAACATACAAACGCACCTTTGTTGTATCGGTGTAATTATATACACCAACAATTTTAGCTGTAGGTGTAAATGTTCCAGATGAAAAATATCCAATAATTTCACCTGCTTTAAATATACCTGTAACTGACGCAACTTCAATTGTGTTTAATTTGCGAACATAAGCATTAACATTTATATTATCAAAAAATGCATTTAGTTTTGTTTTAATCAACAAATTAGAAGCTATGATTGTAATTTCTTGTGGTTTGATCCATGGAAGAATACTAATGTCATTTATGTAACCATTGTTCAATGAATAGGTGTTATCTATTTTATTGTATGGTCCAACTAAATTGCTTTGCTGTTCTTTAAACTTTGTAATGTAAGTTGAAGAAAGTGTGGAATTCTGTATTGTTGTTTGTTGCAATCCAGTTGTTCCACCAGTCCATCCAACAGAATTTGAAATGGTTGCCCAAGGACTAGATTTCTGTGATTGTAAGCTTGTTGCTGATGTTCCAGGAACTGTTTGCCAATCACCAAAAGCCAATGTGTTTACTACATCACCTCTTTGATACACTTGTAGATTAGGATCAACAACCAATAGGGCTGGTGAATATGTTGTGTCTACCCAAGTGTCCATGTTTGGAGATAATGACAAACTACCTTTTGAAAAAGGAGTATTGAATGGGTTTACATTGGTTGTTCTACTTGCTAATTTTTGTGAAAAAATGTTGGTTGTTGTATATGGTAGTGTAAAATAGTTTACTGAACCATCTCGACTAACATTGAAATTCAATGCAGAAATAGTTGCTGCTGTTGGTGAATTCATGTTATAGACCATTGCCAAATTCTTCAATGGGAAATTTTTAACAATTTGGCCAGCAGTTAATTGTCTGGTTCTTCTATTAATGTTTGCATTAAAGTCTGTAACACCGGCGTCTGATGCTGAAAAACCGGAGAAATCATCCACCATGATACCATTTTTGAATCTGTTTAATCCATATGCATCTGAAATTTGCAATGAATTTGCATTTTGTTCAAGTGAATTTAAGGATGTGTAGTATTCAACACGGTTAATTCTTGTGTCAAGTCCTGCAATATCAGCCATTGTGTAACGGCGGTGTTGTACCTTATCGATTGATAAATCTGGTAATTTACCTGGTGGAACTTCTGTTGTCACATATCCAGTATATGGATTATGTGTGATATTGGCAATTGTTAATGAAGAATCTGGTTCACTGGGTAGAATTGGATTTACTGATGGTGCGCCTTCAATTATTTGTAGACTTCTATCTTTAGTTAGAATCAATTTATCTTTACGACCAAGATAATATTGATAATCACAGATAAAACTTGTTGAATCTACAGGCAATAAAAATCCAAATCTTGAGTCTGAAGGATTAGAATAACGGAAAACAAAATCTGCTTGAGCATTTTGTCTCGATGGCCTAAAATCTAAACAATCTCTTAATGAATATGTTGTTCCACTTTTACTTGTGTAATTTGGAATTTCCCTGTAATTTTCTGGTGATGAAAAACCTGTATAAGATGATTGATTGAAATAACCATCACCACCGGAATGTTTGTAATAATCAAGCAATATGTGTAAGTGGCCACCTGGTTTTGGTGCGCCAGGTTTTAATAAAATGGAAGCATGGTCGTAATAACCATCTCTTTGACCATTATCAAATATATAATTATTTGTAACATTGTATGTTGGATCACTATACATTGTTATATTTGGTGGTGTGTAATTATTTTTTGTGTCAATAATTTTTACAATTTGTTTTACATCAGACAAATAGAGTGATTGCTTTACACCGGGCCCAGCAACGCCTGATGCATTAATGTAAACTTGGCCACTAGAAGTTCCACTATCATCAACATATGTGTAGGTATTAACTTGTGTACCATCAATCACGGCTCTTTGTACATTTGCAGTAACTAAACTTTTAATTTTCAAAACTACACCAGAATCTGTTGCAACAGGCACATCAACTTTAAATATAATTGTTGCTGTAAATGCAGTCAAATCTGCTGTTGTGGTTTCTAATGTTGCAACAGATAAATCATCATTTATTGTAACTGTTCTAGGAGATACTGACCAATTAACAATGTCACCGGCCGCAAATTTTGCATTTGATTGAGCATTTGTCACAATGATTGTAAAGTTTTCTCTAACCAAATCTGTGCTTAAAGCCAATCCTGGTGTACCTATATGTGAAATTTTATCATTATAACTTGTAAGGTCTACTGTTGCAGATAATGTGCTACCAGAAACACCAAAAGGAACACCTCTAATTTCAATAAAGGATGTATAGAATGCATCGGAAACAGATGAAACATAAGGTAGTCCTATTGGGAATATTAATTCTGGTTTGTTTGGATTTTCAAAAATTGCATCACCAGAAGCTAATCCATTGACTTTTCCTGTGTTATCTATTTTTGCTTTACCATATACGGTGTATCCACTACTACTAATTTGCAACATAGATTCTACATCAGTAGTATCAAAATTCATTACAAAAATAGATGTTGCATCTGGTGTTACACTCCAAGACCTGTTTACAGTTGCAGTTCTTGTGGAACCTACGTATGCTGTAATTGTTCTTGTCTCACCTGCATTTGTTCCTGATGTAATTGAAATGTCAACACCAACATATGCATCATCAAATGAAGATGTTTGTCCGTTTGCGGCTGGTAGAACTATAGTTGTTGATGATGCTGAAGCTACTGTACCAGTTAGAGCTTGATTCTGTAAATCATATACCATTGCCTTAAAAATATGTGTA